AAAGAAGGGAAAATGGAAAGCAAGGTGAGTTCATGATTGCTCCAAATTTTAAAGAGGGGGGGTACTATACAGGACTTGACAAAGACAAACAAAGAATCCAAGTTATTAGAGATAATACACCTTTTTGATGTTTTGTCCAACGCCAGACCATTATATAGCTTTTAACTGGTGTATTAATAATGATATTTTTATTTATCCAATACCGACTGGTAAAAAATTTTATTTGGTTGCTAAGATTGACGGAATTGAAAGGTCATCATTCAAAGAGTACACAAAGCAAGTATATCAAGAAAAAATCTGGGAATATTATTTGTACCTTTATAAAAAATATAAAGATGTTTGAGTTTCAATTTTTTCCAGTTTATGGTTGTGCTGTTGGGGTTAATTATTGGGACTCAACTATGGACGATAATGAGATAAATAAAAACGATACACAGCACATGGTCCAATTTTTTGTTTTTATATTTGGACTTTCAATAATTTGGTACAAAGATTTATAATGGCTTACGATAAAAAAGAACTGGAGAAAAAGGCTTTAAAAGCTATTAAAGAGCATAAAATAATGTTTATTCAGCATTTAGCTGCTCATTTAGGTATATCTAGGAGTACTTTTTACGATTTAAAACTGGACAAATCGGACACTATAAAAAAGGCAATTGAAACTATGCGAGTATCTCGAAAGACTAAAATGTTATCTAAGTGGATTGATTCTGACGTTCCAACTCTACAAATAGCTGCGATGAAAATGATTTCAGATGATAACGAGGCTCATAGATTAAACGGTACAAGGCAAGAAATCAAGCATGATGCATCTTTAAAATCAACTCTTATTAAATGGAAACCAGCTCAAGAAGAGTAAACGAGCAACGCTGCAACAGGCAATTCTATGACTTAATCAACTCAGACTCAAGGTGGTTCGTACATCAAGGTGGTGCAAGGTCTGGCAAGACTTACTCTATTTGTCAATATTTAATATATTTGATGACAACTAATGAAGAGCCTTTGGTAATTGACATTATTAGAAAAACATTGCCAAGTTTAAAGTCATCTGTTATGAGAGATTTTATTCAGATTGCTCAACAAACTGGAATCTATGATTATGGTGTACATAATAAAGCTGAAAATAATTTTACTTACAATAAGCACCTTGTTCGCTTTGTTTCTTTGGACCAGAGCCAAAAGATAAGAGGAGCATCAAGAGACTACGCTTTTTGTAATGAGGCAAACGAGCTAACAAGAGATGACATTACTCAAATCAGTTTAAGATGTCGTCAGAGGATAATTATAGACTTTAACCCCAGCGACCCAGTACATTGGATTTATAGTGATATAATACCTAGAGAGGATTGTAAGACGGTTATAACAACCTATAAAGACAATAAGTTTTTAAATCAAGACATTATATCAGAGATTGAGAGAATGAAGGACCGAGACAAAGACCTCTGGAATGTCTTTGGATTGGGGCAAAAAGCTGTATTTACCAAAAGACAAATATTTAACAACTGGCAATTCATAAACAGAAAAGACTTTCCAGATGCTGATTACATTTATCTTGGAATAGATTTTGGATTCTCAAATGACCCATGTGCTATTGTAGAAGGATACAAGGTCAATGGTAAAATCTATCTGCATGAACTACTTTATAAAACAGGAATGACAAATCAAGACATTGCAGAGTTTATAAAAAGCAAAGGACACCAAGACACATTATGCTATTATGATTCCGCAGAGCCTAAGAGTGGAGAAGAACTAAGACGATTGGGGTTGCTTGTAAAGCCATCTATAAAAGGTCAAGGAAGTATTAACGCTGGTATATCTCTTATAAAAGAGTTTGACATCATTGTATCAAAAGAATCAACCAATTTTAATAAAGAATATCAATCCTATTGGTGGGAAGAACTCAAAGACGGAACGATAATAAACAAGCCATTAGATAGATTTAATCACTTAATGGATGCAACTCGTTATCTGATATATTCAGCTTATTCAAGACGTTCAGAATTTTTTGTAATTTAATTACTATTTTTGTAAATAAAATAATTATTTAATGGCATCATTTTTCGATAGATTCAAAGGTTTATTTAAGAATCAGACAACCAACATAGATTTTAACAAGGCGATTTATAACTTTTTAGGAGACACATTTATCGCATCAACAGAAAATGATGACAGTTACATTGACAAAGGTTACAGATTTAATGCGACTATTTACTCTATAGTAAATTTAATTGTCAAATGTGCCGCTAATATTCCTTTTTCAGTTTATGAAATACAAAACGAAAACGAATTAAAAAGATACAAAACACTGACATCTGGAGATTTTAATTCTAGCGTTTTTCATAAATCTCAAATACTACATAAAAAAGCATTGGTAGAATTAGAAGGAACAGAGCTTCACAAACTCTTAGAAAGACCTAATCCAGCTCAATCATACAATACATTTATTCAAGAGCTGTTGGCTTTCGGATTACTTACTGGAAACAGATACATTTATGGAATAACACCTCAGAGTGGACAAAATGCAACTAAGTTTAAAGAGCTTTATGTTTTACCGTCTCAAGTTATGCAGATTCACAGTGGGGGTTTATTTAAACCAGTTGATTATTATACTTTAGAATATAATGGTCAGCATCAATTACCAGTTGAAAATGTTTTACATATTGCTGATTTTAACCCTTATTATGACGGAACTGGTTCTCATCTTTATGGCATGAGTCCTTTAAAAGCTGGACTAAGAGTATTGGATGCAAACAATGAGGCTGTAACAACTGGGTTAAAATACTTACAGAATCAAATGGCAAGAGGAGTCTTGATGTCTGAGGAAGGTGATTTAAACGAGGTCCAAGCAAGACAGCTCAAAGAACGCTTTAAAAAACAATATCAAGGCTCTAAAAATGCTGGAGATGTAGTAATAACTCCTAAGAAACTATCATGGATAAACTTTGGTCTTAGTGCCTCTGATTTAAATTTGATAGAACAATACAACGCTACAATAAAAGATTTGTGCAATATTTACTCAGTTCCTGTTCAACTGCTGAACAATACAGACCATCAATCTTACAACAATCAAAAAGAGGCAAAGAAATCTCTTTATGTAAATTCAATTATCCCACAACTTATAAAAATTAGAGAAGAGTTAAATAGATGGCTAACCCCAGCCTATGGAAACAATCTTTATATTGATTTCGATTTTACAGTCATTCCAGAACTACAAGAGGAGATGGATAAAGTTGTGACTCAAATGTCGAGCAGCTGGTGGTTAACACCAAATGAAAAAAGAACAGCCATGAGTTATGGGGTTGACGAGGAGCAAACAGCAATGGATGATTATTATATCCCAGCTAACTTATTACCTCTAGCAAATGACATGGGAGTTGAGGACCCAAAACAATTGCATGACGATTTTTCAATTGCACTGAGAAAAAGGCTAGTGCCTGGATTTAGTGATGTGTTCACAACAATAAGAGAGGCAGAGGAGAGAGCTGTTCAGTTAGGTGGCTCTGGTTATCATGAGCATTCTTTTGATGGTACAAGAGTTTTTATGCCTTTTAAAACTCATGAGGAATATGAGGCAGCCAAAGAAGGACGATTGGATGAGTATTACGAAAGAGTAGAGAACTCAATTTATGATGATGAGGATGAGGATTCTAGAAAACCAGATATTGAATATAAAGAGCCTAATATATCAGACAGAGTTAGAAGCGCTTTAAAAGACAAAGTTGATGAACATAACGACAAGCATGGAGACGACCCAGACAAAAGAGTAACTCTTAGGATGCTTATAGCGGTATTTAGAAGAGGTATTGGAGCTTATAACACCAATCCGCAATCTGTTAGACCAAATGTATCTAGTGCGGACCAGTGGGCATATGCGAGAACCAATAATTTTTTAAGAGCAATAAGAACTGGGAGATTTCGTTCTGGCAGACATGATACAGATTTGATTCCAGCTGGACATCCACTAAGCTCTAAAAAAAGCCATAAGGTTTATAATGATTACCCTCAAGGTGCAACCAACAACGCTAAAAGAGTTTTAGAATGGGATGAGAAATACAAACTCAGAGGTAAGATGGGGACTCCCAAAGGGTGGTCCAGAGCAAAGCAATTAGCATCAAGAGATACATTGTCTCAAGCTGATGTCAATTCAATATATAGCTTTTTAAAAAGACATGAGCAAAATGCAGAGATAGCTGAAGAGTTCAGAGGAACTCCATACAAAGACAAAGGGTATGTCATGTATAATGCATGGGGTGGAAAAGCATTATTATCTTACGTTGAACGATACAGAAGTGCTAACCATGATGAGGAAGATAGCGATTAAAAGAGTAAAAGATAATTGGATTAATGAGTTCTCTAATTTACTGGATAAGGTCGAAAATAAAGAGTTTAAAAAAGCATTATCATTTTACAAAGAGAATTATTTTAAAGGCGTTAGTCGATTTCTGGTTGAACCTAAAACAACAGGATACGAGGACCTTTTTACAAATAATGGTTTTACTGATATTTATGTCAATACTTATAGAAATATTGGTACTTCTTTTGCTAACTGGTATGCTAAGAGCATTGGGTCTTTATTAAAAAAACAAGACGTTTCTAATTATAACGATATTTGGGAGGCTGCATTTGCCGAAGAAGGTCGTAGAATAGCTGGTAATAGAGTTACACTTGTTTCTGGAACTGCAAAAGCAACACTTAAAAAAGAATTAAAAAGATTTATGCAAGACCCAGAGTTTATGGCAATGGATGAAAGGAGACAATCCAGAATTTTAAGGACCAGATTTAATCAATATTCTAACAGTCAAGCAAAAAGACTAATAAGAACAGAGGCAACCAATGCAGCGAATCAAGGGACCATGAGAAGTGCTTTGGATATATATGGTAAGAACGAACTGCAAAAAGAATGGATTGCTGCTTTAGATGAAAGAGTAAGGTCGAATCATGCAGCAGCTCATGGTCAAATTGTTGACTTTGAAGATAAATTTTTAGTAGGTGGGGAGTATTTAGATAGAGCTGGAGACCCCAGAGGAAGTGCATCAAATGTGATTAATTGTAGATGTGCGATTGCACCATTTCCAAAACAATCAGACCAGTTGGTTGACGTATTATCTACAATTGACCCAATAACAGCAACTGTGGCTCAAGAATATGCATTTAAACCAAGTAACTTTGATGAGTTTGCTGAGGGCAAAATTAAAGACGAATCTTTTTTACAGCATTTAAAAGAACCAGTTGTATTGAGAAAAGCAAGAGGAAGAGAGGGGTCTCATTATCAAAAGTATTATCATACAGATGATTTGATAGTAGTTGAAGATGATGCTGAAAAAGCAATTACAACGGTCCATGAGTTCGGTCATGCTGTTGTAGAACAAAATAAATTAGTAGGTAACAAAGAGGTTATTGGTTTGATGAAAAAACAAGCTAAAAGATTTGGTATTAATGAAAAAGTCCCCTTGAATCGACTGACAAATGATTATGTTTTATCTGAAGATAAAGTAACAAAACTTAGAGAGAAGTGGGGTGGAACTATCTTTCTAAAAAGCAAAAGAACTGGATTGCCTACACAAAAGCCAGATATATTAAAACAAGAATTAAACACATTTAAAAGTATGACTTGGAGAGATTCACAAAAAAAACATTTCCCAAATTTAACTAAAGATGAATATGATTTCTATCATCTTTCGGTTTCAGATTGGTTAGGCAGTTTATCTTCTAACAATGTAGGAAGGGGACACAAATTAAGATACATGAGAAGTGCAGAGAACAGACAACATGAGTTTTTGGCTCATGCTTTTGAAAATAAATATTATGAAAATCCAGTTTTTAAATATTATTTTCCTAAAGAATATGAAGAATTAATTAAATTATTAAATAAAATTTTATAAAATGCTTTTATTACATGAATTACTGATGCAATATTACAGAACTAATCCAGAGGTTGAATCTTTGGATGCCCTTAGGGCTAAAGTGGAGAAAAAAAAAATGTTACAAATAATGTTAAACAGAAATGGGAGGCAGATTAGATTAATAACTAAAAAAGATGCTTACGATTTCTTAGAATGGGAATATATTTAAAATTTTTATCTTTGCAATATGAATGAGATAATTTACAAACAAAGTCCGATGGGCGAGATAGTCGATATGGATAAAGACATGGGTATCGTCAAAGGTTATGCTTCCACATTTGGGAACATAGATTCTGACAATGACATAATTAACAAAGGTGCTTATAAAAAAACCATTGCTGAAAATGGTCAAAGAATTAAATATATATACCAGCATAACATGGAAAAACCCTTAGGCGTTATCAAAATGCTTGAGGAGGATAATAAAGGCTTAATGTTTGAGGCTCAAATAGCTAAAACAACATTAGGTAAAGATGTTATCGAATTAATGAAAGCTGGAGTATTAACAGAAAATTCAGTTGGTATTATGCCAATACAAAAAGAGATGGTTGATGGAGTCCGACATATTAACGAGGTTAAGCTGTTTGAGATTTCAGCTGTTACTATGGCAGCTAATCCAGAGGCAATGATTTTAGATGTCAAAGGAAACATTAACCAAGAAAAAATTTTAAAAAGATATGACCGCTTAGCGAAATTAATTCGTAAAGGCGACATAAGTGACGATTTGGGTTATGCCATTGAGTCAGAAATAATGAAACTTAAAACGCTTTTTAATAGTATAATCACTAAGCCGACAGAAATAGTCACTGAGCCGATTGAAGTAAAAGAGGAAAAAGATTCATCAGAGATTTATAATTATTTGTTTAATCGCTTAAAAAATTAAAAAATGAGTGAAGATGTAAAAAATCAACTGGACCAAATTGGTGACATAGTTGATGGTAAAATTGAAAAGGCTTTCAATGCTGCAAAAGACAACGCTAAAGGCGAAGTTGAGGAGTCATTGAAATCTGAAATCAAAAATCTTACTGATAAATTCGTTGACTTAAACGACAGAATGGATAAGTCAGAGGTAAATGCTCAGAAAGATTTAGACAACAACACTGTTAGAAGTTTTAAAGGTGCATTAGGTAAAGCTCTTAAAGATGGAGCAATTGAATCTATTCAAAAAGGCAACAGCAACAATGCTAAATTTGAAATCAAAGCTGATATGACTATCGCTGCTGATTTCACTGGAGACGTTGCAAGAGTCCAAAGAATAGAGGATATTAAATTTGACCCATCTCGAGCTACGCATATACGTTCTTTAATTCCTAATGGTTCAACTGATTCTCAGATAGTGAGATTTCCTAAGGAGTCTGGTTATAACGACAACGCTTCGACTAAGGCTGAGGGAGCTGCACTTGGACAATCAGATTTTGACTTAACTGCAACATCCATCCAAATGGAGAAGATTGGAACAACCATGAGACTTACAGAGGAGATGTTAGACGATACACCCCAGATAACTTCTTATTTATCTGCGAGAGTACCGAGTAAAGTTTTAGCTATAGAGGACAATCAGATTTTAAATGGAAATGGTTCATCTCCTAACCTAGATGGACTATTTACTGACGGAGGAGCTTTCACAACTACCTCTAGCGGTGCATTTTATCAGTCTGTTGAGTCAGCAAATGAATTTGATGTTTTAGTAGCTGCTTTAAATCAGTTAGCTGGATTAAATTATCAAGCTGATTCTATATTACTACACCCAACAGATTTTCATAAAATCGTATTGTTGAAATCAACTGCGAAT